GACCACATGTCACGGAAACCAAGGTTCCTGTATTACAGCTTTCGGCAAGACATGATTTCAGAGGCCGTGGAGTTGTGTGTGCGCTATGTGAACAACTTTGATCCCGCGAAGTCCAAGAATCCGTTTGCGTATTTTACCCAGATCACGTACCATGCGTTTTTTCACAGGATCAACAAAGAGCGTAAACAGCTTTATTTGCGGTACAAATCCACAGAACTGTTGGGGTTGCTCCAGGGTACCCCGATGCACGATACCCAGGACCTTGGTATCGAAAAAGCGAAAGCCTTCAAGGTCTACGAGAACATTAGCGATTTCATTCAGACATTTGAGCAAGCTCGTAAGCAGAAAAAACGTCGCAAGCCGTCGAAACCTTCGACACGCGGCACCCTCAAAAGTTTTATCGGTGATAAATAATGGCATTGGACAAGAGACTCCAGAATCCAAAGCGTTCGGCACAGGACCCAACAGAGCTAGAGGCGCGCTTGGCCGCAATGGAAGAACGACTTGCAGCACTAGAAAAACGTAATAATAACCCCATTCTCTACCGAGGTCGATTTGTGATGTCCGAAACTGGAGAACTCAAGTGAAAATAGCCCTAATCAACGACACACACTTTGGTGCCCGTGGTGAAAATCCACATATCAACGAATATTTTCACAGATTCTTTGAGAACATTTTCTTCCCGTACATAAAAGAACACGATATTACCACAGTCGTCCACCTGGGTGACGTGGTCGACCGGCGCAAGTTCATCAATTTTCAGATTTGGAACTCCTGGCGCACACGGTTCTTTGATCGGCTTCGTGACGAGAATATCAACCTCCACATGCTCACGGGTAACCATGACACGTATTTCAGGAACACCAATGACGTCAACGCACTAAACGAACTACTCGGCGGATACAAAAACATCACGATCTACAAGGAAACCTGCGACGTGACCTTCGATGGTCTCACAGTCACCATGGTACCCTGGATCAACAGCGACAATCTTGAACGGACCATGGACCACCTCAATCGCACCGCATCGCAAGTCATTTTCGGACACCTGGAGATTGCTGGATTTGAAATGGACCGCGGTAATGTGTGCCAGACTGGACTGACCCGACAGGTGTTCGATAAATTCGATATGGTTCTCAGCGGCCACTTTCACCACAAGTCCAGCGATGGCACCATCTATTACCTGGGGAACCAAGTGGAAATTACCTGGGCCGACTACGGGGACAAACGAGGGTTCCATATTTTCGATACGGACACCCGCGAGTTGACCTTTGTGGAGAACCCCGATCACCTGTTCTATCGACTGACCTACGACGACAGCATTCAGAATTTTGAATACTGGAAGCACCAAGATTTCGCGTCCTATGCGAACTCCTATGTCAAAATGGTCGTGACACGCAAGCAGAACCCATACCTGTTCGATACCGTCATGGACCAACTCTACCGAGTGACCCCCATCGACGTGACCGTCGTTGAGGATTACACGGAGACAGCAATCGAGACCTCGGGTGTCGTCGATCAAGCAGAGGATACCATCACGATTATTCAGAAATGTGTGGATACCATGAAACTCGAAGACCATGTGCAACCAGCGGCCCTCAAGCAGTTGCTTCAGGAACTTTATGTGGAAGCCCTGAGCACCGAAACGGCGATCCAATCATGATTCGTTTTTTGTCTATTGAGTGGAAGAACATATTGAGTACCGGGAATTATTGGACGCGTATTGACCTGAATGCCTCGCAGAACACGCTCATTGTAGGTGAGAATGGTTCTGGGAAATCGACGATTCTGGATGCCCTGTGCTTTGCGCTCTACAACAAGCCGTTTCGCAACATCACGAAGCCGGCCTTGCTGAATTCGATCAACCAAAAGGAAGCTCTGGTCAAGGTGGAGTTTACCACAGACAACCATGCGTTCAAGATTGTGCGGGGGATCAAGCCCAACATTTTTGAAATTTTCAAGGACGGGGTCTTACAGAACCAGGAGGCCGAGGCGAAAGACTACCAGGGGCACTTGGAGAAGTTCATTCTCAAGTTGAACTACAAGTCCTTCACACAGATTGTGATTCTAGGGTCCGCTTCGTTCACCCCTTTCATGCAACTGTCAGCCTCGGACCGCCGAGCGATTATCGAGGACCTGTTGGACATTCAGATTTTTTCAGTGATGAACGGACTGGTCAAAGAGAAATCCTCAGGTATCGTGGCACAGCGCAACGAGAACCGATTGCTGATCGAGGGTACCAACGAGAAGATTGCGATACAGGAGCGGTACCTCAGTGAGATGCAACAGGACCACGAGAAGCTGATCCTGGAGCACCAGAAAGAGCACCAGCAGCACACCGAGGAAATCAACCGACTCGCCGCGAACATCATGGACTGCAAGCACGCGATCAGCAGCCTGTCGACCACGATTCTCGACAAGACCAAAATAGAGGCCGCTATCAAGAAAGTTACGCAACTGGAAGCGCAAATCGAGAATGTATCGGGTAAACACATCAAGTCAGTCCAGTTCTTTGAGGCGCATGACAACTGCCCAACATGTACCCAGGTAATTGATACCACTTTCAAGATCGAGCACGTTTCTGAACTGAACGAGAAAATTAAAGAGTGTGCCAAGGGTCTCATTCAACTGGAAGACAAATTTCTGGTCCACCAAGCCCGACTGTCGGAGATTCATGACATCGAAGCGGCCATTGACAAGAAGAAGCACGAACTCGCGGTCGATACCACTTCGGTCTCACAGATCAAAAAATTTATCAGCAAACTCAATGAAAAGATTTCGGGCCTCCAGGGCACCCACCATTCGGTTGAGCGGGAACAGGAGCGTCTAGAGACCCATCGGCACGAACTCGTCCAGCTTGAGGAATCCAAGAAAACCCTGGTGGAACAGTCGGCCTACTATGAGGTTGCTGGTAGCCTGTTGAAAGATACGGGTATCAAGACCAAAATCATCCGACAATACCTCCCGATTATCAATATGTTTGTCAACAAGCACCTGGCCCAGATGGACTTCTTTGTGAACTTCAACCTCGACGACACGTTCAAGGAAACCATCAAGTCACGACACCGGGACGAATTTACCTACCCCTCGTTCTCAGAGGGCGAGAAACAACGCATCGATATGGCACTCATGCTCACCTGGCGAGCGGTGGCGAAACTCAAGAACTCGGTGAATACCAACCTGCTGATCCTGGATGAGATTTTCGATTCCTCAATGGACACTACTGGGGCCGAGGAACTTATGAAGATCCTACATAGTCTTGATACAGCCAACGTGTTTGTGATTTCACATCGAGGCGACATTCTCGGTGACAAGTTCCAGCGCGTCATACGGTTCCAGAAGAATCAAAACTTTAGTCACATTGTCACCTAGCGAGGTACCCCATGGCAGATATTGCTCCAAAAGAGTTTACCTATAACACCCAGGCGGCGCCGTCTATCGTGCAGAAGAAATACGAACCGTGGCCGCTCTACAACGACAAGAACCCAATGTTGGCTCAGAAGCAGGAGGTGATGAACCTCAATCCGGTTCCAACGGACCTCGTAGAGACCTGTAATCGCTTGCTCGCTACCATGAATAAGTATGGTGGGGCGGGACTTGCGGCTCCCCAGTGTGGGATGCCATTGAGGCTCTTTGTGATGGCGGGTGGAATGGTGTGTATCAACCCCAAGGTCATCACCGCGTCCATCGAAACGACCCGCGAAAAAGAAGGGTGTCTGTCGTTCCCTGGACTCTATCTACCTATCACACGTTCAAGAACCATTGAGGTTGAGTACCACAACGAGTTTGGTGTGCTGAAGCATGAAACCTTTACGGGCGCAACGGCCCAGGTCTTCCAGCACGAGACCGATCACCTCAATGGCATCGTGTTCACCTCGCTGGTCGGGAACCTGACGTTGCAGATGGCGAAGAAGAAACGCCAGAAGATGTTCAAAAAGATTCAACGTGTGGTGGATTTCAAAGCACAGCAGTTGCGGATTGCGGGCAAGGACAAGGAGTATGTGGCGAAAAGTGTGACGCCACGTGCCGTAGAGGTTCAATCGAACAGGGTGACATAATGAAAGAGTGGCAATGTGGTTACGAAATCGACGAATTGAAGGCCCTGGAGGCGTTCTACGCCCCCTACAATAAATATGCGCTCTCGCCGTTTGGCAAGTTCAAGAAGAACGATATTGCTTCGAAGCTGGATGAAAAAACGTTCAACCAGATCAATGACCCGGACGGCAACGTAAAAGCCGCATGGGTACGCGAGAAATCGAAGGTGACCAGCAAAATTACCATGCACGGCAAAACGATCATTGGAGAAAAACTCAAGGGAGACGTGACGTATTCCAAGCTCTGCGGTGACCCAGCCACTCTGAAAAATGCTCTGGTACAAGAAGATTATTCCACAAACAACTGCTGGCTCCTGTCTTATGGTGGAGATCGACCGATCTGTGAATTGGCCTCGCGCCTGGGGTTCCAGAAAATCGGGTACAAAGTCACTTCATTCGCTGAGGTCATGTCGGTCTATTTCCGAGACAGTGACCTGAGCTTCGCACCCAGAACTCACACCGCGGTGTCGAAAGCAGACCTTGTGGGGATGGCCAAGATTGCGAGCGTGGGGTCCACGTTGCCCCTGCTGATTCTTCAAAAGGTTCACGCAAAGGGACTTCAATACACCAACCACTATAGCAATTATAACCAGAAAGCTGCTTGGTCTGCGTTAGCTCTCAGAGGCTACTCAGCGGACCCAGGATTTATCACGAAACCTGCTGAGATGAACGACAAGTGGCATGAGGCCCACAAAGACGAACACTTCGAACTTCAAGATACTCCGCTCTACGCACAGTTCCCCGAAGTCAGAAAATTGTTGGAATTTTTGGACGGGGACGTGCACCGTGTTAGGTTCATGAGATTAGCCCCTGGTGGGGGAGAACTCACTAGACATACCGACCAGGTCGACCCCGATGCTGGCAACTCACTAGGCGCCCTGGCGCGCTTGCACTTCCCTCTCAAAACAAACAAAGACGTGCTATTCAGCACATGGAATGGTGATGACCAAGAGGAACGCTACCACTATGGATTCGGTGAGTGTTGGGTCATCGACACCCGGAAACCCCATATGGCGATCAATGGGGGTACCGAGGAACGGATTCACCTCGTTGTTGATACGATTGTAACACCGAAACTTGAGGAAATGATTATTGCCGGAATACCCAAACAAATTTGACAAACACTCCATTCTATGTTATACTGGAAACAATGCTGTATCATCGGCACCACATTATTCCACGTCATGAATGCAGAAACAAATTATGAAAAACCATAAAAATTACACAAGGAAAAAGGCAAAGGACTTGGGATTTATAAACCACGATTGGTTCTCTGAACGTGAGGTATTGGTGGCCAGTAAGCAACTTCCCGCCGCAGTTTATTCATTTACCTTTAGTCGCAAACGTCCCACAAAAAAAGATTTTCCGTGTGACTTTGAAGAGACAATATACGTTGGACAAAGTGCTGGAAAGATATACTTTGACCGGAAAAATCCTAATGGAACGGGGCAGATCAAATCAACATTTACCACGCGATGGCATCAACACCACTCAGCAATAAACGCTGCTCGGCGAGGGGAAAGTACCGATCCAAAATACATATCATTTGCCGAATACGAAACAGCGCACCCAGAATTGACATGGTGGATAAACTTACTCTCTCCTAATGTCAATGGAACAAAAGAATCTCTGAGCATACTCCCCTCAAAATGTATTTCACTTGAGGGTGATAGCATACTAGATTATGCACTTCGTTGGGGCGATGCCCCGTTGATGAACCGAGCACAAAATGGGAAAAATGATAAGCGGAAAAAGAATTCAATTTCTTCTAACTACATAAACAATATGACCCCCGAACTTCCGTTGAGTGATGAATGACGACTAAGAAACTGCTCGACCAGTGGTACACCCCAGATCACATAGCCAGGGAATGCGCGGTGGTTATCACACAATATATCAACCCCAGTCTCATCATCGAACCCAGTGCGGGCGCGGGGGCACTGGTCGATGCATCGAAGGCACTCTTTGAGGGGGCGAACATTCAAGCCTTTGACATTGATCCAAAGCGAGCAGACATTGTTCAAGCGGATTTCCTACGAATGTCTATTCGGACCATGGAGCCACAGACAACGCTGGTGTTTGCAAATCCACCATTCGGCAAACGAGCAACACTCGCCATCCAGTTCTTCAATCGGTCTGCATTACTGGCTGACACACTTGCGTTTATCGTGCCACTGCAATTCAGGAAGTGGTCCGTGCAGAACAAGCTAGACCCACTGATGCGTCTGGTGTATGATGCCCAGCTACCAGACAACACCTTCGAGGGTGTGCGCTGTTGCTTTCAAGTCTGGAAGATTGGGGGCACTGAACCCGACCTACGATTGCTGTCGGCTCCCGCTATCACCCATAAAGATTTTGTGATGTGGCAATACAACAACACCAAGCAAGCGGCTTACGTGTTCGGTATGACATTTGATTTTGCGGTGCCTCGTCAGGGATTTGCGGATTACACTCGACGAGAAACCGACCAGCGACAATGCGAACGGACGACCCAGTGGATACTGTTTCGAGCACATGACATAAAAACACTGACCAACTTGGTAACATTGGACTTCGAGACCCTGGCAAAAAAGAATACCACGACTCCTGGGTTCGGCAAAGCTGACGTGGTGAAATTATATCATGAGGTGTATGGTGACCACTGAGCAGGATATCGACAACGCATTGAAACTGATTACCCCGGTCCAGTTTGACCAGGGGCTCTATTGGAAACGCGACGACCACTTCCAACCTTTTGGTCCGCTGCACGTCAACGGGGGGAAAGTCCGACAGGCCATTATGGTCTTTCGGTCCAAGCTGGAAGAACTCCGCAACCCCGAATGCTATGACAATGGAGTGGTCACCGCGGCCTCAGTGTATTCTCCCCAATCCGCAAACATCGCCAAGGTCGCACAGCACTATGGCGTCAAGTGTATCTCCACCGTTGGAGGTACCACTGAAGCTGGATTGCTCAAACATTCGATGATGCGCTTGACTCGACACTACGGGTCGGAAATTCGCATTGTTGCTGGACATGGGATGACCGCGGTCATACACAGTCGGATGCATGACATTGCCAAAAAGCTCAACTATCTACCAATAGAAATGGGCGAACTCATGGAAGAAAATCCCACGGCGATCTTTGAGTCTACCGCTCGCCAAGTCCAGAACCTCCCCGATGACCTGGAGAATCTTATTGTGCCCACGGGTGTTGCGATACAGTTGACGGGTATTCTCAGGGGCCTCAGGGAATTCGGCAAGAAGGTCAAGCGAATTGTCTGTGTCTGTGTGGGACCCACGAGGGAAAAACAACTCAGCCATTACCTGCGCGACATTTACCAGGAAGAAGTCTCGCGGTACCATGCGGTCGAAATGTTCGCCCACAAGGCGCCCTACTCCAAGGGGTACGACGTGGTGGTCTGTGGGGAATTTATCGACGATATTTACGAGGGTAAGGCATATCACTGGATGACACAGAACATTGATTACCGCAACCAGAAAACGTGCTTCTGGGTAGTGGGGAAGCGACCTCGCGTAGAAGATGTTGACAAGATCATTGG